TTTATTATGGGCAAGAATGCACTGTTATGTTATGCTAACCCTAACCCATCACTTCGTTCAGCTTCTGCAGGATATATCTTTACTTGGACAGGTTTAATGGGAGCAGGCGCATACGGCAACCGTATAGTAAGAATTCCAATGGACTTGCTCGGCCTTGGTGTAGAACGTATTGAGGGAGAAATCGCTTTTGACGCTAAGAAAGTCGGTGACGACCTTGGTGTGTTCTTTAAGGACATTGTAGAGTAATGTCTTACTTCATATGTAAAAGGGCTTTTCGCGATGCTAAAGGCCCTATCCCGGCTGGGTCAATTATAGACCCAGCTGAGATTAAAAGATTTAGATTTCGCTTGCAAGAAAGGCATATAGTAGAGGTTACCGAGCATAACTTTGAAAAGTATGCTACCTTCTTCAAGCAACGTTACAATATTGAAATACCAAGCTTAGAAGCTAAACCTAAAAAGGAAGCTAAGCCTGTGGAGGAAGCTAAGCCTGTAGTGGAAGCTAAGCCTGTGGAGGAAGCTAAGCCTGTGGTGGAAGCTAAGCCTGTGGTGGAAGCTAAGCCTGTGGTGGAAGCTAAGCCTGTGGAGGAAGCTAAGCCTGTGGTTAAAGCGACAGCGGCGAAGAAAGCAAGAGTTACAAAGTAGGAGGTGATAAGATGTCTTGGAGTTATTCTGGAAATCCAAAAGATAGTCGCATTGATGAAATACGCTTTCTTGTAGGTGATACCAACGAGAGAGAACCTATCATGCAGGATGAAGAAATCCAGTATCTTATCGACGAATACGGCTCTAATGAGAATGTTCTCAGATACTATGTGTTCACACATGTAGCTACAATCTTTGCACGAGACATTAAGCGAACTCTTGGACCACAATCTGAAGACCCGACCAAAAGGCTGGAGTACTTTCAGAAACAGGCGCAGCATTATGAAGGCTTACTTGCTAGTGCAGGTATTTCATTGCCTAAATATGCTTACCCTAAAACTTTCAGAAAGGGTATGCAAAGTAACCCGCCATGGTCTTTAAGACATGGGAAGCGGGGTGACTATCTTGTATGATAGTTTAAAATCTTGGATGAACTTGACGGCAGTACGTAAACCGTATATCAAGCGTTCAGGTACAGGAGCAAAAACTTTTGGTGAACCAGTCAATATGAACTGTTATGCTGAAGGTAAAGTACAGGTAGTAACAAACAAAGAGGGAAAAGAAGTTGTCTCAAACAAGCTCTTGTATGTAGATGGACCAACTGAGATTGATGAGCTTGACAATGTAATATTCGAAGGGCGAGAGACTGAAGTCAAGGCTATAGGATATTACTACCGAAACGGTCAAGCAGATATAAAGTTGGTGTATCTATAATGAGAGCGACGATAGACTTCAAATTTCCAAAGAGTGAGCTACAAAAGTTTGATGCAACGTGTCAGATAGCTATTAGGAATGTTTTCAGTGGTACTAAGAAAGCTACTATCGCTGCTTCAGAGGAAATCATGGAAGAGAGTATGGAGCAAGTACCTAAAGAAACGTTAACCTTATTAGCAAGCGCTTTTTACGAAGTAACTAGACGGACAGACACCGCTGCAACTTACTGGGCGTATGAGGCTATATTAGGGTATGGCGGCAATGGAAACCCAATAAACCCTAAAACAGGTCGCCCAGCATCATCCTATATGCTAGCGGTACATGAAGACTTATCAGCTTTCCATCCTGTTGGTAAAGCGAAGTTCTTGGAAGACCCTGTAAGAGACTACGCTGCTAGAGACTTTAAACGGACAGTATTTAAGTACGCGCAAGAATCACTAGCCACTATGAGCGATTAGAAAGGAGGGTGCTTATGGGACAGCCTTTGTTGCTAGACATTATTACATTCTTAATAAATAAGGAAGTGCTAGCAGGTGACGGTATTGATGCATTCAGAGACTTTATCCCAGAAGAACCTGACTCACTAGTTGCTTTAATAGAGTATAGAGGCGACCCAGCAATACCCGTAGACCCGGCAGTGCATCGGTCGGTTCAAATTACTACGCGGGATAAAGATGCGGACCTTGCGAGGCAAAAGGCACTCGAAATATTCAAAGTCTTTGTAGATAACCAGGATGAGACCTGCAGGATAGATTTTACACCCAAGAGATTTGGGCAACTATACCTCAGGCAACCGCCCTTCAGATACAAGACAGATGAAAATGACCGTGTGTATTATTGCTTCAATATAGGTATTACAACTAATATTGAATAGGAGGAATATAATATGGCTATGAGAATAGGCTGTGACAACCTTCATTACGCTATAATGGTGACCGAAGATACGGCTTCCACACCGCCAACATATGCTGAGGTTAAGGCAGCACCTGGCGTAATGCATGTAAACATTAACCCTAATGCATCGCTAGCTACCGCGTTTTTTGACGACGGTCCTGGCGACACGGCTAGTACGTTAGGTAACATCGAGGTTGAGATTCAGAAGAATACTTTAACCGCAGAGAACAAGGCAGACCTTCTTGGCCACCTTATAGATGCGAATGGTGGGGTAGTGTACGCAGATGATGATGTACCCCCGTTTGTAGCTATCGCGTTTCGTACGCTAAAGTCAAATGGAAAGTACAGATATGTATGGCTGTATAAAGGGCGCTTTGCAGACCCTGAGGATAATAGCGAGACTAAGGCTGACAGTATCAATTTCCAATCTGATACTATTACAGGACAATTTGTCAAGCTTAACTATGCGATTACAGTAGGCAATAAGCAGAAGCGTTTGTGGAAGTATGAAATTGATGCAGATAACCCGGACGCAAATCAATCAGCTATGGATACATGGTTTGAGTCTGTAAAGATGCCTGTTTCTGATGCTACACCGGCCCCTGCTCTGTCTGCAACCTTTGCTGCAGGCTCTGCTTCAGGAACTACTGCGGCAACTATCTCGGGCGACCTTGGTTCTGGTAACCATTATGCCTACAAGGTATCAGATGGTGAGGTGGCTACGCCAAATGTCGGCGATACTATTTATGGAGCAACCGAGTATACCTCAGGCGCTGATATTTCTGCTGCCGTTGGCAAATATGTAGCTCTGTATGAGCTGACTGCTGACAGCACTGTTGTTAAATTCTCTGTACACCTGCTTGTGTCAGGGGAAGTCGCAGACTAAATTAGTTAAAAGGAGGAAATCTTAATGTCTAACGTAGCAGATGTAAAAAGTAAGACTATTAAGATTGCCCTCAGTGACGGCGTTCAGCGTACCGTAAGGTTTACGCTGAATGCTTTGGCTGAGCTGGAAGACAGATACGGTTCTGTGCAGGCTGCTTTCGACAAACTCGAGAAAGAGAATAGTATGAAAGCACTGCGCTGTATCTTATGGGCAGGGTTTCTACACGAAACCCCTGACCTTACAGAACAGGAAGTCGGCAATCTTATTGATGTAGCTTATATGCAAGAATTAGTAGGTTCTTTAAACCTGGCGCTTGAACAAGACCTAGCACCGGAAGAAGAAACAGAGACGAGTGGTGAGCAAGACCCAAACGCATAACTCCCGATGGTAATGGTGGGGCCAATCCATTCGTAGAAAGAGATGCATGGGATTGGCCTTACATTTTATACGTCGGGAGAGTGTGGCTGCATTATACTGAGGAAGAGGTGTGGAATCTCACTCCTCGAAAGTTTAAGTCGCAGCTCGATGTACATCAAGATATTCAGCGCCAGATGAACGGTGGATATTCAAAAAGAGAGTATAAGCAGAGAGTTCAGACTGGTTTTATTGACCAGTTATCAGGATGGTAAGGAGGTGTTTGCATGGCTAGTTTCGCTGATTTAACCGCAAAGTTAAATTTGAATATACAAAATTTTGCGTCTAATCTACAAGCTGCTTCTGGTATGATGAATAAGTTTGCACGTAATATGAGTGGCACATTAAATAGTGGAATGACGGAGCCTGCTAAGAAGTCCGGCTTTGCTTTTAAGGATGTAAGCAGAATAGTTCAAGGAATACTAGTATCTCAGGTATTTTACACGGGACTACGCTCCATCAGAAATGCAACCTCCGCTACCTGGGACTTTGCAAGTAGCTTAGAGTATGCGCAGGTTGCTTATTCGAATCTATTCAGTGATGCGGGCTTAGCCACTGAACTTATAAATGTTTTAAAAGACTTTGCAGCGGTAACGCCTTTTGGTTTTGCCGAGGCTGAAAAGACTGCCAAACGTTTGTTAGCCTACGGTATAGAATATAAGAATGTTATGTATGTAATGCGGGGTATACTATCTGCATCTACTATGACTGGAGATAAGCAGACAATCGAAGCAGTATCACGGGCCCTTGGTCAGATTAACACTAAGGGTCGTTTGTATAATGAAGAGATGAGACAGTTAGCTGAGGCAGGTATACCCGCCTATGAGATACTGCAAGAAAAACTGGGACTTACCCAAGAGCAGCTTAAGAATCTTGCTAAGAACGCTATACCAGCTAGTACGGCAATAAATGCGCTTGTAGACGGAATCAATGAGAGATTCGGTGGCGTTGCGGACGTTTCTAATCTGACTATGAGAGGACTTTTTGCTAACCTTAAAGATAACCTTTTAATGATAAGCTCTGAAGCTATTCAACCGCTGTTTAATAGAGTCAAGTCTTTATTAGTGCCTTTTGTAGAGTTTGTCACAGAAGTAAGAAACCTTATAGATACAGGCGGTATAGGAGCTGTATTCGAGCGCTTTATACCCCCTGGCCTACAGTCTACTATAAAATTATTTATAGCTAACCTAAAGAACCTATGGACCGTGATTAAAATAAACGTAGCGAACGCCTTTAAAACACTGAAAGTAGTGGCGATGGCGGTTATGCGGGTATTTAACGCTTTTGCACCGGTTATCACAGCGGTTCTAGATGTTCTTGCTAGACTTACTCAGGTCATTCTAAAAAATGAAAAAGCTGTTAGGTTCTTAACAGCGGCATTGGCGGCTAGTGCTGCTATGTGGGTGGTCTTTAAACTAAAGGCCCTCGCGGCCGCGGTGGTAACAGCTGTTGTCAAGGCTATATCTAAAGCAGTTCTAGGACTTTCTAAGGTTTTAACGTTTGTTGTAGCGCATCCTTTCTGGGCTTTACTGATTGGGCTTGTTGGGTTGCTTGTAGGCCTTAGCGGAGGGTTTACTAAACTAGGTGAATCTGTTAATAGTTTCTTTAAGAAGCTAACTCAATTCAATGGAGTAGACCCTGATAAGATATTGCTCCCTAGCCAAAAGGAACGTGCAGCAGATTTAGAAAAGTTTAATAATAGACTGTCTGATACTGGCGATGCTATGGATGAATTAGCAGATAAGACAGGTAAGGCTACTAAGGCTGCTAAAGGTCTTTTGAGTTTTGATGAAGTATTTAAACTTAACCAACCAGATGAGGGTACAGACAAAGGTGCCACTGACTGGGGAGAGTTTGAATTTCCTGATTTCGGTGGTATAGGCGAAGCCCTTATTCCAGAGGTACCGGACTTTGAAAATTTCGCCACTGACTTTGTAGATAACCTACTCGCTGCATTAAAAGACAAAGAAAAACTAATAGGCGCGGGCATAGGTGCTTTGCTTGGAGCTGCTCTTGGTGGCCCGTTAGGAGCTGTTCTAGGGGCGGCTATTGGAGCGCTAGTTGGTTGGATAATAGAGAAGATAGCTAAAGGCCTAGAAACTGGAGATTGGACTGGTATAGGTAAACCTATAGGACTGGGTATAGGAGCTGGAATTGGCTACCTTATAGGTGGACCTTTAGGAGCTCTTATAGGAGGGCCTATCGGCACTCTAGTTGGCCATGTTATTGACTTGTTCATAGATGGCTTTACCAATGGTGATTGGGACATCGGCGGCATAGCAATGAGCTTGGGGCCTCTTATAGGGGCTGGTAT